TCACGGTAGAAACTGTTTCGCCTTCTGTTGCTTTTTGAAACACGCTTCCCTGCTGGTGCTTCTTCAGGAGATTCAGTACGTTCACCAGATCTGGTAAGTCGTGGATCTGGGATTGAACTCCGCGAGACATAAAACGAACAAAGCCATCTTCAGTTTCCGGGAACTTGTCTGTGTAGCTCTCCAGATTGAAGGAACCATCCCGGGTGTACATTTTCGCCGGATCGGCAAAGGTCGGTACCGGAACTCCATGCATATTCAGGGCTTGCATCAGTGCGGTCTTGTTGTGCGTCACCTTCACTGCTTCTGCGGGATTGATGTGCACTTTCTGTTGAAGATTTTTGTCCAGGTTGTAGCCGTTGAAGCAAGCAGAAACCGGGTAGTTCGGACGAAGAAAAAGTTCTCCGGCACCAGACACTTCGTGGCGCGTAAGGGGATCAAGAAAAAGGTTCATTACCAAGAAATTGGTTTTTGAAGGTAGTCATTTACCTTCGTGAAACATTTACACCCTTTGAACAGCTTGTAGCTGAATGGAGATGGGTGAGCACTCTCCACTACTATATGCTTAGGGTTAATATATTTCTTAAACTTCTGGGCTTTCTTGCCCCAGAGTACCCACACTATCTTAGGCTTCTTATTCAAAGCTTCAATGGTTTCTCTGGTAAAATCTTCCCAGAGTTTGAGGTGGCTTTCGGGTTTGCTCTTTTCAACTGTAAGCGCTGCGTTTAACAGCAACACACCTTGAGATGGTAAATGCTCCAAGTATGAAGACGCATTCATATGTCCAGCAGACGGTTTACCGGTATCTTCTTCAATCTCCTTCAGAATATTTCTCAGCGATGGAGAAACTTTTTTATCCTTAGGATTATCGAATGCAATACCAGTGGCGCTGCCATCATGATATGGGTCCATTCCCAGAATAACTACTCTCACATCGTCAAATGCAACCTCTTTAAAAGCGCGAAAAATGGTGTGTGGGAGCGGGTAGATTGTTTTTGTTTTCGACTCCTCCTCAAGGATTGGGATGATGTAACTTTTAAGAACATCGAAAGCCTTTCCAAGAGGAAATATCCAGGTTGGCCCCACTAATGGGGACATATTTCCGTGCTTCATTGGCGGATCATTGTATCTCTTAAGATGGTTTGCTCGTCAAGAACAGTTCTTATAAGTTTTATTTGCACCGAGTCTGGGCATACGGATGAATCACACTCTAGATTTCTCTCAAGGTCATACTCTTGTAGCGCACCAGCTTCATCCATTCCCGTAAGAGGGATAGCGAAATACTTGGGTGTTTCTTGGTAATACTCGACGATGTTGATGTCGTAGGATGTGTTCTGAAGCATTGCTGCTGTGACAAGCTTGTCCATCTTGTCCGAGCTCTTCTGCATAGCTTCGAGAATGGCTACCATAGACATGGCAACCGAACCGACCATCAGCATAATCGCGGTGAGGAAAATAGTCTGAACAATGTTCAGATTTCTGAAACTAAAAGGGGACTCCATCTTGCTTGAATTTCTTTGAGATGAGTTTCTTGACCATACGGAATGCACTTCTCACTCCGTATTTTTTCTGATAATCCGAAATGTCTTTCTCTTTGGGGAGAATTATATACTTACATTTGAGCTTAGAGGCAAGGGCAATTGAGTATGCTACACCTGCGTCATCTGCATCTAAGAAAAGTATTATGTTTTCAAATCGCTTCTTAAGGCCTATTATATAAGGCCGGAGTTCACTATAGCTTTTATCGGAGGTACCATATCCTTCGCCGTTAAAGCAAATAGCTTGAAATCCATGCTGCTTTAAAACCATTATATCTTTTATAGAAGAGGTTATTAGTAATAGCTTTCCTTTTCTGGACAGCTGGTACATACCTCCTATATCTTTAGTGTTTGCGTTTCCTCCCCATTTCTTTGACTTGTCTGGACTCAGAGGCCTGTAAATTTTGATATTCCCTGAGGGGAATTTGTAGATGAAGGCCGGATTAGTAGCAGTGCTTCTGCCGTAGTATTCTTCATTTCGATAGATCGTCTTTGCCAGCATTGTGTACTTAGCAACGATCTGCTTAGGTATCTTATATTTGTTAAAGTAGCTCATGCCGTCTTCTATTGGAAGTGGGACAAAGCTAAATGTAACTTCTTCCTTATCTTGCTTCTTTACCTCACCGTCCTTCATTAGCGGTAAGTCCTGTATAATCCTGTTCAAGGCTTGCTCGAAATTAAGCTTAAATCTTTCTTTAACGAAGTCTATAATAGAGTACATCTTAGCGATGCCAAAGTCGTTAAAGTAAAGAGTTCCAGCTCCGGAATATCAGAAAGAAGCAGAAGGGTGTTTGTCGTTCCTTAATGGGGATTTGTATAGTTTGCCAAACACTATTTTCTCCCCCATGTAAAACTCGAAAGCAGATTCCTGATTAATAAATTTCTTTCAGTCTCTGCTGTACTGCTCTGCTTTTATCATCGTGTATAGTTACTTTTAGTACACGCGAAGCTCCATATCTTTCAATCAAAAAGCAATCTACTTGAGACCTTAAATTGAGATGAAAGAAACGCGTGAACATAAACCAGTGTCTTTTTACAGATACCTTCTTCCCTTCGGCATCTATGAACTGTGCGGAGAAACTTCCTATAAGGATGTTATCAGCAAGTCGTGGATCACTTTTTGCAAGGTCAAGGAGTTTCTCCGGATCTCCTTTAACCATTTCAGATAATGTTTTCATGTTTCTTTAAATGGAATCGAACCATTTTAAATTCACCAGAAAAAGAAAAGGGCGATAAGATTTCTCCTACCGCCCCTATCTATTAAATCAGGGAGTCGACGTCCTCACTGGCCATTGCTCCATCTGATTTGTTAGCGCGATTGGCTACCATCTTTTCCACTGCCTCAAGTTCTTTCTTTGAGAAAGACAGGGTTAGATCACCTCCAGCTTTTTCCACATACCGTCCGTACGGTGGAATCTCTGGATACATGGCTTCTTTGTAGTCCGGAATAACCTTCAGATTTATTGCTGTTCCCTTAACCTCATTAAGTAGTTGGGAAGCATTTGCGATAAAGGTTTTGTAATCATCAGCGCTAAATTGTGCAATTACTTCGTCCCCAAGTAGTGCAGACATGACGTGAACTACGTGACGAAGATTCTTAGCTACCTCTCTTTGATATGCTTGCTCGATCGTTTCTCCTTCTTTTGGGTTTCCTCCAGTAGGCATAAAGAGACGTTTATGGATAACTCTTCCGGTGGCTGGCTCAGAAAAGTTTATATCAGTTCATGTGGAGTCCGTAGTTAGTCCGTTAAACACGATGTTTCCTTGGTGAATTCCAACAGAAATTTTGGAACCGCCAGTTGATACCGGCTCCGTTTTGAACATGCTTGCTTGATACATAGATTATATTGTTTAGTTAATTAATTAGTCTCAGCTTCAAGAACTGATTTTCTTACTACCTCAAGATTGTTATCGATTTTAGTATCGAAAACTCCCATCACACTCCTCGCTTCGTTCGTTCCATCAGACTGCGTTATAAGCTCGTAAGTGAATTTACCATCAGGTGTTTTAGTTACTTTAGTGTATAGGTTATATCCTAAGAAAGCGTTAAGGTTAATTTTAGAAAGTTTCTTACCATTTGTCATGGTTCTATAATGCGTTATACCATTTACGTCGTAAGGCTCACAGTGTGCCATTACGAATACTACAAGATCATCTCTCTTAATCTCGCGTATCATTTTATACAGATTCCATGTTGAAACTGCCAAATCTTTCCACTGATCTCTGGATGGATTCTCAAGGATCTCCATCTCTTCAGTAGTCATAATAGCATTTATTGTGTCAATAACAATACAATTTATATCTGGTTTACTATCAGCAATAGTTTTGATAATTTTATAAATTGTAGGAATATCTGTAGTCTTTGCGTAATTCTTATTATCCGTATTGTAATCAGACTTCCATCCTTTCCAAGACAGGCCCTTGCCATCAGCGTCTATATAATAAGTTTTCTTTGGGTCTAAGAATCTTGTGCCTGTTGTTTTTCCGGTTGCAGGCAGACCGGAGATTTGTACTAAGTTCATTATAGTTCTACTTCTTCTATTTTTGAATGTTTAAAATTCTCTGCTAAAGCTATAATACCCGGCTTACCAAACCTCTCTTTAATAATGTGCCAGTATATCATGTCTCTTGTTTCATCCTCTGGATACTTTAACGGTAATCCTTTTGGATAGTTTTTTCTGGGGGGACCGTAGCCTTCTTTTATTCCAGATACGGTAGATGGTCTATGTGTTATTATTACGTAATCAGAGGTGTGATAGATGCTTGAGGCTGCGAAAATATCATTCCTATTAGGAAAATGGTATAATGGATTGTCTACTCTATCCATCTTTTCTATCTCTCTATTCAACTGGCCCAAACATATTATCAAACATCTAAGGCCTATGTGAGAGAAATACTTCTTGACATCGTTTAACATCTCCATTAAACTATCGACTGTTGCCTTCTCTTGCTCTCCTGTCTTCCCTTTTGTCAGAAGAACGTGATCTATCGTAATGACTAATCCATAATTTTTATTCAACAAATCTCTTTCTTGTGCAAAGGTAAGAATAGTTTTTTGTATTTGCTCAGGAGTTCCTGAGTTGTCTACATAAAATATAGGAACTTTTTTTCTTTCGTCAAGTATCTGCTTTATTGTATCATACTCTATATCTTCTAATGGAGTAGTAGCAGAATAAATATCTTTTAGAGTTTTGTTAGTTACTGAGGCTAAGTATCTAGCTACTTGGTCTTCTACCAACATCTCGAAATCAAAACTGAGTATCTCAAAGTTTGGTTCATTCAGATCAATAAAATCTTTTTTAAATAACTCAAGTATAGTAGATTTACCAGCACCAGATTGACCAGCGATAGTCATTATTCTACCCCAGTCTATGCCAGCCATTAAAGCTTTGTTTAGTTTTGAAAATGAAGTTTTAAGCGACACAATCTCGCCCTTCCTTCTCTTGTCTATATAGTTTAGGGCAGAGTCTACCCCGTAAGATATGTGTCTATATTCCATTATAATAAATCGTCGTTAGATATAACTTCTTGTTGTTCAAAGGATACGTTATTGTATTCCTCGTTCTTTAGCCAATTGTATGAGGCCTTCATGTATTTAAAAGGATTCTCTAATGGAGCAGTTGATTTCTTATTTTCAAGCTCTGTCTCTATTGCTTTTTGTAAGAACTCTTCTGTAACAGATTCCAAAGCTTTCAAATACTGAACAAACGTTTCTCTCTTATTCACTCTGAGTTTTCTGGTTTCCGCAAATCTACTCCATTTATCTGAAGCTGGAAATGTTTTCCAAAACTTCTCAAAAGCAGGCGTATACTTAAGGTCGGCATCAGATTCTTCCTTAAGAAAGCTCAAGAGTAACGCTTGTCCAGTATTTGATAACTGGATCTTTTTTATGGTATCTGTTTCCATTAGGCCCTTCTCTAGTAGATAGAGCATACTTTGCTCTTCTATATCTTGAATATAACTCTTCTGGTTTGTGTATACCAAGTACATTTCCACCAGCGCCATTAAAGTCATATTCATGCGCTCCAAGCGCTTCAAGGTATCTACAGTTAATAATATCATTTATATATTTTAGTTGATAATCTTCGTATCCAGCGTGGCCATATATACCAAACACTGTTGTTTCCTCACTAACAAAGAAACTATGCAATTGTTGCAGCATACTAATGCCGTGGCTAACTAAAGTGGTTATCATATAGTATCTTACTGAAGAGACTAGTACAAAATTTTTACCCTTAGACTTCTTAAAAAAGACATTAAATGTAAATACTTCAGGACCACCTATGCCAGTATAAGAATAGAACTCCAAAGATAAGTCATCCTCAGTAATTCTGTGCAAAAGTTTTATCTTGCCTTTCATTAAGAAACGAAAAGAAGTTTAATTGCGCCTCTTTCGTAGCATTCTTGTATGCCCTTGTCTAGCGCAGTTGTGAAGTTAAATGTCCAAGGAGAGGAGAACACCTTTACAGATTGTACACTTCGGACACCTTCTTCATTATTGTCAAAAATTTCTGTTCGATATGACGAGATAATTTCATCGTCTTCGGTGTACACCCTCTCCACCAAAAACAAAGACAGAAAGCCAGTCGTTGTTTCGTAGTACATTTTTAATATATTGTTACCCATTGTACCAGTAGCTTAGTGCTTTAGTGCAAGCCGTAAAGTAATCTGCAAAAGGACCGAATGTCTTTCTGAACCTTGTTCCGGACCTCCTGTACTTATAAGTAATTATAGAACCATAACTAACTCTTACGGTTGATTTAGTTCTGTATATGATTAGTTTACCCTCTAAGCGCATTTTGTCGAAAGACCTTTGAGAAAGGTCCTCTAGGTCCATTTCGTATAAAACTCTTGGGCTAGTCGGTTTCATGACCATCTGAGTATGTTTTGTAAAAATCTGTAATTCTTGTTTCTACAGAGTCAAAATACCGCCATAAGTCTGTGAATTTATGAGTGTTTAATCTGCTAACTAAGGCCCCATTTCTGTCTATTATAGCGTTGTAGAAATATTCGTTTTTTCTGTTAATATAGTGGCTTACTGTAAGGCGGTATTCTCCATAGTGATATTCATACGTTTCAATCAATGTATCCATTATAACTTAAGTTCAAGTTGAGTACTTGAAGTTTCTAAAAGAATGTTAACAACTTCACTGGCAGACAGTTCGTGATGAAGATGAATATGTTTCCCATTTTTGGTGGAGGTCTTTACGTAGAACTTATCCTTAATGTTGTAAATTCTTAACACTTTATTGTCCTTAAGCACAATATCTGTAGGGGCGTTATCCATAAACATACATTCGCCACAAGTATATTTACCTTGCTTAGAGATATATGTTTGAAGGATGTAGTGTGGAGTATAAGTAATGTCTAGACCTATTTCGTCATTACAAGACTGACAGTCTTTAGAGACATACCTATTGATCTTAAAAGTTTCCTCGTCTCTTTTGATGTTATATATGCTAAGAAGATCTTCGTCTCCAGATTTTAGAGAGTGGCTGTTTACAAACCTGTTATAAGTACATTCGCTGCAACTGTGGTGCCCAAATGTTCCTTCGCTCTTTCTGGCATCCATCTCTAAATTAGAGATAAGATACTGCTGCTGACAGTCCGGACACACATCAAATCCACAGTAAGTTAGCACGTGGTTCATGTAGCCTTGTGGGAGCCTTGTAGAAAGTATAAGGTTGCAAGAGGAGCAGATTCTAACTACACCGCCGTCAAGTGTATAAGACTCATTCCCCATAGGTGTATGAATCTCTTTATATACTTCAGGCGTAGTGGATATTCTCTCTCCACCTGTAAACCCTTCACAGAATATGCACTTATCGCTACAAATCTTAAAAGGCTCTACATCTGGATCTAAATGCGTATAGAACTTGTGTATATCTGATGGGAAGATGCCTTCGTAAACAAAGTCGTCCATCCTACTTACAGTCTTCTCGCCCGCACGTTTAGCAAACCCCTCAAACAAATCCTCCATTTTATTCTCCTCTGTTTTCAAATCAAGACAGTTGTTACAGAAGATACAGATAGAGACTCCTTCGAGAATGATTAGTTGCGAGTGCAAAGTGGGACGATACATCAGCATCAAGTCATCGTGAGGTTCATCGCAAAAGGGACAGAAATCTTCTTTAAAGTTCCCTGTTTTATATAGCTGTACATTAGGGGGCAGCAAAGTCCTTTTGCTTCTTACAAATCTATCAATGACTCCCTTGGCAGTTCTTTTGTTGATTTTGCCCATGTGGTCTTTAGCCCTGAGGCTTTTATCTTTTTGTCTACCCACGTCTTTTCAACTGTTCCGTCGGTATAGAGGTTCACAAATATTGGAGCTTTCTTTCCTTTTTCAGGTCTGAGAATTCGCTTTTGTAAACTCGTTAGCGTAGCTGATTACTACTGAGTTTCCTGTCTTTCGACAGTGGTCGGCACATATCTTAATTCGTTAAAGTACTTCTCGCATTTTCTAGGTCTTAAAGGAAATAAGTTTAAATGTCTCCAAGT